CCTTACTATTAATGGTGATGGTGGGGGTTCTTTGACTTTTGCAGGATATATAGACGAATTTAGAATAACAAAAGGTGTAGCTCGTTACACTTCAAACTTCACTGCACCTACAGCAGCATTCTCAAATCAAGGCCCAACTGTAAGTGCCACCACAGGTAACGTCTTTAATCATGCACCTTCTGCTGATGTAGCTTACACCTTTAGCAATCCACCCACCACAGGCAGTGCATACGACTTTACATTGAAGGTCACACCATCAGCTACAGTGGCAATAACTTGGCCTTCCTCAGTGAAATGGGCTGGGGGTACTGCACCATCTGCACCAGCCAATGGTGAGACTGACGTGTACACATTCTATACGGACGACGGCGGTACAACGTATTACGGATTTCAAGTAGGAGATGCACTAGCATGAGCTTAGACATCAGTTACAGCGGCGGCGTATTCTCAGCACCACAGGCTAAGAGTGTGGGTACAGTTACGGCTGGCACTGGGACATACAACCTTGCTGTAGCTAGTTATGATAGTGTTAGCTTTAGTGTGGTTTCTCAAGATGCATTGCCTCAAGACGTTACATTTAAAAGTGATGGCACAAAAATGTATATTGTAGGTAATGCCAATAACACTATTTTTCAGTACGGTTTATCTGCAGCATGGGATTTTTCTACTGCATCATACGAAAGTAAAAGCTTTAGCGTTAATACGCAAGAAGGAGGGCCGTCAGATATATTTTTTAAACCTGATGGTTCTAAATTTTATGTTTGTGGTTTTAGTGGTGCAGTTTATCAATATAGTATGAGTACCGCATGGGATATATCTACTGCAAGTTATGATAGTGTTAGTTTTAGCACCTCTACTCAAGAAACCAGTCCAAGGGGCGTAGTTTTCAAATCTGATGGAACAAAAATGTTTGTTACTGGTGTCAGCAGTGATGCAATTAATGAGTATTCACTAAGCACCGCATGGGATATATCTACGGCATCATATACTACTAACTTTAGTGTTTCATCTCAAGAGACTATTCCTCAAGGTTTATTCTTTAATCCAGATGGCGATAAGGTTTGGGTTATTGGTAATAACGAGACTGTTTTCCAATACAGCCTTACAACTGCTTGGGATGTTTCAACAGCTTCTTATGACAGTATAAGTTTTTCAGTTTCTTCGCAAATAACAGAGGCTTTTGGTTTTGAGTTTAAGTCAGATGGCTCTAAAATGTATGTTCTTGATCATACTAGTGATGCAATCTACCAATACTCCACAGGTACAGCCACTACCCTTGATTTATCCACAGGCACCTACTTTAACTACACCCCAACAGCAAACACCACGTTTGCCTTTAGTAACGCCCCAGCATCAGGCACAGCAGCAGGTTTTGCTTTGGCACTTACTGGTGCGAATGTGGGTGAGGGTTATGATCTGGCGAATGCTAGTTATGACAGTGTAAGCTTTTTTGTAGGTACACAGGACACAGTTCCTACTGGTTTAACATTTAGCACTGATGGAACTAACGCTTATGTTGCTGGCCCTAGTCAAGATAAAGTGTTCCAGTACACATTAAGCACGGCGTGGGATTTAAGCACCGCATCATATGCAAATAAAAGTTTAACTGTGAGTGGTCAGGCCTTATTATCTGGTGCGATTGCATTTAAAAATGATGGCACTTCTCTTTATGTTCTTGATCGCAATTTAGATGATGTGTTTCAATACGATTTAACTACAGCATGGGATGTTTCAACGGCATCATATGCAAGTAAAAGCATGGATGCTACTTCTCAAGATACAGCACCAAGAGGTATGTATTTTAAGCCTGACGGAACAAAAGTTTATATAGCTGGTGATACTAATGCCTCAATATTTCAATATGCACTTTCAACAGCTTGGGACATAAGCACAGGTTCTTATGAAAGCAAATCATTTAGTGTTAATACTCAAACAGCGTATCCATGCGGCGTTTATTTAAGTCCAGACGGCTATAAGATGTTTGTTGCGGCTACTACTGAAGGAGATATTTTCCAATACTCATTAAGTACTGCTTGGGATGTTTCAACTGCCTCTTATGATTCCGTTTCATTTGATGCATCCACTCAAGTTACTACTGGGCTTCATGATTTATATTTTAAATCAGATGGTTCAAAAATGTATCTAATTAGTGTTAGTACAGACACCGTCTATCAATACACCACAGGCTCTTCAGCAACAGCCACCTTCACATATCCCTCATCAGTGAAGTTCCCTAGCGGCACAGCCCCTGCTGGCCCAGCTATAGGTGAAACAGATGTGCTGGTATTCTACACGGATGATGGTGGAACTACCTACCAAGGCTTTCAGGCAGGGGATGCAATGGCATGAGCATATCACGTTTAATGCAAATGGGTGCGGCGGGTGTTCCTAGTGGGCCTGTGTGGGCAGACCCTGATATTGCGAATGCTAGTTATGACAGTGTAAGCTTTAGTGTGGTCTCACAAGAAGGAAATCCAGAAGCTCTATTTTTTAAGCCTGACGGTTTAAAGGTTTATATTACTGGTACTGTGGGTGATGACGTAAATGAATATGACCTAAGCACCGCTTGGGATATTTCAACGGCTTCTTATTTACAAAACTTTAGTGTTTCTGCTCAAGAAGCTACTCCAACAGGTTTATTTTTTAAGCCCGATGGAACTAAAATGTATATTTCTGGATCAACTGGTGACGATATAAATGAATATGACCTAAGCACAGCTTGGGATGTATCAACAGCATCTTATTCACAAAATTTTTCCGTTGCTACTGAAGATACGATCCCGACGGATTTATTCTTTAAGCCTGATGGAACTAAAATGTATATGTTAGGTACGATAGGGGATGACGTAAATGAATATGATCTAAGCACAGCTTGGGATATATCCACAGCGTCATATTCACAAAATTTCTCTTTTGCAACGCAAGATGCTGGCACAGAAGGTTTATTCTTTAGCCCTAATGGAACAAAAATGTTTATGGTCGGCAGGGTGGGTGATAATGTTTATGAGTATGATTTAAGTACTGCATGGGATGTTTCTAGTGGTTCTTATTTAAGGAGTTTTTCTGTTTCTGGGCAGGACACAAACCCAAGGGGACTGTCCTTTAAGTCTGATGGTTCAAAAATGTATATAATTGGGCTTGGTACAGACACCATCTATCAATACTCAACATAGGAGAAACCATGTTCGTAAAACTTACAAACGGTAATGTCGATCAATTTCCATACACGATTGGACAATTTCGCCGTGATAATCCAAGCACATCTTTCCCTGCGCAGATACCTAACACGATCTTGCGTAGGTATGGGGTCTATGAGGTTACTGAATTAGCTAAACCTTCATATGATCCACTGGTGCAGACACTTGTGCGAGGTACACCTACACGAGAAGTCATCCGCATGAAGACTGAAGCTGACTGCACTGACCCTGAGACTAATGAAGTAGATCAAAGCCAAGTAGGGCAACCCCTGTATGGCAACGAGTGGGAAGTCGCCCACACTGTGCAGAACATGGAGCAAGCCGCGGCAGAAGCTAACGTAAGAGCTAAACGTGAGCGCTTACTGCAAGAGACTGACTGGATGGCTTTGTCTGATGTAACTATGTCAGCAGCAATGACTACCTATAGACAGGCACTTCGTGATATAACAGGACAAGCGGGTTTCCCATATAGCGTGACTTGGCCCACTAAACCGTAGGAGTAACACATGCTTGGCTTCAGCCCTTTAGCATCAGCCACCCTAGCAGATGATGGGGTTGTCGCCGAACAGAGATACGGTTTAGACGCTATTACTGCTGGCGCACCCACGGTCGATGCATCTAGCATTAGTCAGGTTCACAGCTTAACTGCAGATGCTATTACCTGCGCAGCGCCAACGATTGACAGCCCGACAGTCGCAAGCGGTCAAGTTCTTAATGCGAATGCGATTACGGCAAGCGATCCGCAGATTGACGCGCCAACAATTACGCAGGCGCACGCTATCACGGCATCTGCGATTGACGGGTCAGCGCCCTTAATTGACAGCCCAACGCTGTCGGAAGATATTGAGCTGTTAGCGGATAGCATTGATGGATCAGCGCCTGTAATAGATAGCCCGACAATTACGCAGATTGTTAATTTTGCGCTGACAGCAAATAGCATTGACGGATCAGCGCCTGTCATTGATAACCCGACGATCACGCTAAATCACGAGTTTGACGCGGCTATTACAGGTTCTGCACCTATTATTGATGCGCCAAGCATCACGCAGGTTCACAACATTGCGCCTGTAGAGGTTATTGGTGGCGCACCGCAAGTTGGCCCTGCGCGGTTCTTATGGCAAGAAGAATACTTTGACGCGGAAATTTGGACGGAGCAAAGCGTGTCTAGCGAAACATGGACTGATGCTGCGTAGCGTGGTATTGTGCAGCTAACAAAGGATTGAAACATGGCAATCAGCATTACTAAACCAACAGTCGGCGGCTCAGAGGACACTTGGGGTACGACAATCAACACGGCGCTGGACACTATCGTTGACGGCGTAAACGGCACGTCTGGAACAATCGCACCTGATCTTAGTACACTGACAGTCAATGGGACTGATGTTACTGCAACAGCGGCAGAGTTGAACTACATGGATGGCGTAACATCTAATGTCCAAACGCAGCTTGACGCAAAAGCGCCATTAGCAAGCCCGACATTTACTGGCACGGCGACGATCCCGACTGTAAGTTTGGGCAACTGGACTGTCACTGAAAGTGCAGGCGTTCTATACTTTGCCACAGGTGGCACAAATAAAATGAAACTTGACGCATCAGGGAACCTAACAGTCGTCGGCAACGTCACAGCTTATGGAACAGTTTAATGGCTCTGCAATCATCTGGCGCAATAAGTCTAAGCGACATCCAGACCGAGTTTGGCGGCAGTAATCCAATTTCGCTGTCTGAGTATTATCGCGGCGGATCGTATGTAACGGACAACAACACCAACGTGCCGACTTCTGGCACAATTACCATGTCCAACTTTTATGGTGCTGTTAAGCAGTTCTCTCACACCATTACGTCTAGCATACAACAGGCGAACCTAAGCACGATCTTGACATCGGCTGGGTGGAATGGGTCTGATCCTGTGGACTTAACGATCAACAGTGGTGTCTACCTTTGGTCTGACAGCACAAGCATTGGCGGTCTAACTATATCAAGTGCATTAAACGGATTACTGACAGTTACAAATAATGGCTATATTATTGGTAAAGGTGGTCAAGGTGGTGACGGATATGGGTCGTACTCAGGCGGTACAGGTGGCCCCGCTTTGGTTAATAACGCAACAAGCGTAACCTTCATAAATGCATCGGGAGCATTTATCGCTGGTGGCGGCGGTGGTGGTGCAAATTCAGGTGTCGTAAGCCCAAAAGGAGGCACTAGTGGTGTCGCAGGTGGCGGCGGTGGCGCTGGCGGTGGTCGTGGAGGTCGTGGGTTCGATACATCACAATACCCTTCTGCATACGGTAATGGCGGGGCGATAGGCGCAGCTGGCTCAAACGGCGGCGGCACATTTGGTTCCGTAGGTATCGGATACGGCGGTGGCTCTGGTGGGGGAGGTGGTGCAGGTCGTGCTACATCTTCTGGGTCGCAAGGCGCTGGCGGTGGTGGCGGTGGTCGCATCCTTTCTGGAACAGGTGGCGCAGGCGGCGTAAATACGTCTACTACTTATTGGGGCATTGGCGGCTCTGGTGGTTCGGGTGGATCGGTAGGAGGCAATAAAGTTGAAGGATCGGGTGCTGGTGGCGGCGGCGGCTGGGGGGCTAATGGCGGCTCTGCTGGTGGCGGCTCTGGCGGTGCAGGTGGCGCAGCTATCTCAGGTACATCTATCGCAAGCATGACAAACAACGGCACAATTTACGGATCGCAGGCATGACGCTTATACCGCTAGACATCCCCGCAGGCTTTTACCGCAACGGCACTGACCTAGAACAAGCGGGTCGTTGGCGTGATGGATCACTGGTTCGTTGGCGTGACAACAGCTTACGCCCGATTGGTGGTTGGCGCGAACGCAAGACATCATTTGCCACAAACCCAGTGCGCGGAATGCACACATGGGAAACAAATGCTGGCAACGCATGGCTGGCAGGCGGATCACACGATGCGCTAGTTGTTATGACAGGTGGCGGCACTTTAACGGACATCACACCGACAGACTTGGCGACAGGTCGTGAGGATGCGGCAACCAATACAGGTTATGGCGGCGGCTTCTATGGTTATGGATATTACGGTCAGCCTATTCAGTCTTCAGAAAACAGCGTCCCGCAAGAGGCAACAACTTGGTCGCTAGATAACTGGGGTGAATACCTAGTTGCTTGTCACTACGATGACGGTCGCTTGTTAGAATGGCAGCTAAACACAGCAACAGATGCAGCGGCGATCAGCAACGCACCAACAGATAATCTTGGCCTAGTTGTGACCGAAGAACGGTTTATCTTTGCTTTGGGTGCAGGTGGAAACAGCCGTAAGGTTCAGTGGTGTGATCGTGAAGATAATACGACATGGACAGCAGCATCTACAAACGAAGCTGGCGACATCGAACTGCAAACGTCTGGTCAGATCATGCAGGGCATCCGCACACGCGGTCAGACGCTCATTATAACGGACACAGATGCGCATACAGCACGTTATCTCGGCCCACCATACGTTTATGGCTTTGAGCGCGTCGGAACGGCTTGTGGGGCGATTTCACGCAAGTCAGCTTCAGACGTTGATATTGGTGTTTTCTGGA